CTGTCCTTCCGTCCAGCTCTAGCGATGTACTTAACAACATTCCCCAGGTGGAAGTCTAGGCACCAATCCTCCACAACATCCAGTGGCTCGTGCTGCCTGCCTGCTGTGTAATGCTCAGGATTTGAAACGGCATCGTGCTTTAGCTTCAACAGTCTCCGCTTAGAAGTCAAACGCACCTTCCTCTTCCTCTACCTTTGATCCACCGTCTGATGTCTCAGTGGACTTAGCTGGTGCTGCGGCGCTGTCCTTGTCCTTGTCCTTGTCCTTGGACCGCCAAGAGTTGTCTTCTAGCGCGATGGAGATGTACGGTTCATCCGTTTCTCGATCGATGTTCTTCCACATGGCAACACTGATGTAGGTCTCCTTGTTCTTCGTGAATTCTGTAGTCACGTTACGCAACCATTGGGCACACTCTCGGTTCTTCTCTTCTGCCTTGGGTCCAGTGAACCCTCCCAGCTTGAAGTTGCCACGGAAGTCGGGCTGCTTGTCGTTGCTCTTTTCGTTCTTTCGTGCGCTTCCGAATACTTTAGCCATTGTTCTCCATTCCCTTGAGGGCTTTCGCCCATTGCTTGAATGAGTCGCCAACAGCCTTTGCTGCGACAGCATCCTCTTTCTTGAGTTCACTTACGAGAGATTTGTTTTCCTCGTAGTATTCCATGATTGTTTCATAGGTCATCGCCGACTTGAATAGTGCGTCGAGTAGGACAGCTTTTTGATTCGTGAAAAGCCTGTAATGAGTAACTACTTCAGTCATGATCATCTCGTTGGCTTCATCCGTGAACTTCTTATTGTCCAATGGGAAACGCTTGGATCCGAGTATGCTGTCATCATATAGGTATCTCCCGATACCATGCTGCACTGCCGCTCTCTTTAGCGCATCGGAATACATCCCCTTATCACCCTCGAATGTGGATTGAGTTCCTAGGTCGCTTTTCAATACCCAATCGAAATCATTGTCATACCTGACAGACAACTTACAAACACATCTGCTTTCAATATCTGTGTACTCTGTCTGCCAGTTATTTATTCCGACAACTTCGTCCAAGCGATTCATCACATCTCTCGCATCCAAGTAGAGCAGTGCGGAGGATTTATTCCCACGGAAATCCGCAGCTCGCCACTTGATCTTGTTCGGAGCGAATGGAGCTTTCAATCCTGTCTCAACGACAGCGACCTTGATGCTCTTTTCCGTTTCCCATTTTTCCTTTTGAACAGCGTGTGTCTCTTCAGACATTTTCATTCTCCCTTTCTTCTTGCCAGTTTTCCCATTGTTTGCATGTCTTAGAAAAATCGCAGTACGACTTACATCTTCTGAGCGTTTCGTGCGTCTTGGATATGTAAGCCTCTAGCTGATCAGATGGAAGAAAGTTTTCGTATGCGGCTTTGGCGTCTCGCTTTAGCCGGTAGTTTGCTTTCGTGCCTATGTCTGCACGAAGTATTTGCCACATCGTTCCTGAGGGCCAGACAGCATCCTTGGAGCAGTCAGGCAAATCTTCATCTGGCAGATCTCTGGCGATGCTGTGAAGTCGAATTCTTTCTCTTATGAATTCTTCTCGCTTAGAGAAACTCCACACGGGTAGGTCTACCGTCACCCCAGGTCGCTCTGGATACCTGTCCGGTGTCCGTTCCTGCGAAGAGATTTTCCAATCCCTGAGGAATGCGTAGACCTCAAGCTTCTCCACGGTGAAGCCCATTTCTTTTTCGACCAACCATGCGTAGATATTTAATTGTTGTTCCCATTTGCTGGTGTCATTCATGGAGAATACTGAGGTGACTTTGTAATCACCGATAATCATCCTCCCATGATTGAGGATCTGAACATCCATCGCTCCAGAAATAATCTTACCGTCTAGTTCTGCGAACAATCTTTGCTCTGACACTTCATCATCTGGAGAATTTAACTCCATAAACTTATGGAACATCTGCCCTATGTGTATCCAAGGGTTTTCATATGGATCGTTCATGTCCATGTCTGGATAGCGGGATCGGAGTGTCGCGATCTTTGGTTCTTCTAAGAGTTCAGTGGCTGAAAAGTCGCAGTCGCCGCTATCATAGTCATCATCGGCACAGAATCGCATGAAGGATTCCGGTGCGCCGTGCTTGTTTTCTATGTTCATTGTCTTTCCCCTTTCGTTAAGTCCCAAAAACTAATCGGATGCTAATGCTATGTCAAGCGAAATCCATGTCACCCCTGAAAATAAAACGTCTCACCTATGGACGCAGGAGATTATTGGCGAGCCAGCAAGCAAATCTAATTCTAGAAGAATAGTTAGAATTCACGGTAATACTAGAATTATTAAAAGCAAGAAAGCTCTTGAATACAGAGATAGCTTCCTGTCTCAAGTTAATCCGCCACCCGTTCCCATTGAGGGGGACATCGAGTTAGAGGTAGTAGTGTGGTACAAGACGAGAAGACCAGACCTAGACATATCATTGATAATGGATCTTCTGCAAGAGGGACTAGTGATCGTAAACGATCGGCAGATAAAAATTATCAAGGCTTATCATCAGTTAGACAAGCTCAATCCCAGGTCGGCTATCGGGCTAAGCGAGGTCTCGACCGACTTAACTCTGCCGTTCTAGCTCAGGCAGCGAGAGACCTATGCAGCGCAGAGCAGGAGTCTGTAGACAAGGTACTGGCGTGGACTAACACACCCATGTTTCGAGAGATCTGCGGCATCGCTGGTCTTGAGCATGAAGAAACAGCAAAGAAGATGAGAACTATCGCCGACATGCCTTTGCGTATCCGGCGTGATCTGGTACAAAAGACAAACACGTCGCCAAGAGGAGGCGGGGAGTTCTTAAATGCCGCGCTTAGCAAGGTGGGAGAGGCAGAGCGAAAGGGATAAGCTCCACCTCTCCCGAGAGGCCCAGGAGGATGGGCCATCTCTTGCTAGTCAGTGCCTCGCTTGCAGGGCTTGGGCACTGAGTGTTGATTATCCCACAGCATAGAAACGGAGTCAACAAGAGCATGAAGGTCAAGCACACAACAAGAACATATGTCGTAGAGGAATATGATTTGAGTTCCATGAAGGAACTCATCAGGAACATGTAAGACATATGCTCCCATATACCCTTTAAAATCTATAGTCATCATCCGACTAGTCTGTCAATAGGTGAAAATTACAAAATGGAATCGATCGCTTCGTTGGTAGCCAGCGAGTATCCGCGTAAAGACACGGGAACATTCAGCTTTATGTGTCCTGAATGTTCTGATGATCGAACACAAAAAAATCGCTCACACAAATGTCTAAGGATAACTTTTGAAGGGAGCCAAGCAGTCTGGTTTTGCCACAACTGCGGGGTGAAGGGGCAAAAGTTCTGTGAAGGATTCCAGTTGAGCAAATCTAAAGACAGTAAAAATACTGTTGAAAATATAAGGGAAAAACATATGCGAACCGTTCCGTCATATTCAGTTGCCACGGAAGACTTTAGAAGTGCAATCTTCCTCAAGCGAGGGATCGACCCAGAGCCAGTTGGATTGTCGATAACGGATCACATTCTTCATTCAAAAGATGTCTACTTCAACAGGCTCGGAGGCAAGAGCGAGGCAGTTGGGTTTGCCTACGGCGACGGAGCGATCAAGTGGAGGGCAGTAGACTCCAAAGACTTTTCCCAGACAGGGGTTTGTCGCAGCCTCTTTCCAGCGCCCTCTAATCTAAGCGGGTTGGTCCTTGTGGTGGAGGGGGAGTACGACGCAATCGCCATGAGATCGTGTGGCTACGAGGCGTACAGCGTGCCTACGGGGGCCAGTGTGTCGGGCGCTGTGATGCCAGACTTCCTCAGACCCTTAGCGGAGGGGCTGGACAGTGGGGCCATCGAGGTGGTGGTGGCTGTGGATGCTGACGAGAAAGGTCGCCAACTCTCTGCTGCCCTCGCAGGTTGGCTGGGCAGGAGGAAGGTGGGGGTGATCGATTGGTCGAGGTATGGGGTCAAGGATGCCAACGAAGCCCTATCCACTCATGGTAAGGAGATCATGGGCATAGCCATAGCCGAGATTGGCGATGCCATGTACGAGGGGATCGTCAAGGTATCTGATATATCGAAAGCAATTAAAGATATCAGAGTCGATGGCTTCAAAGGGGGTGCGAAGATCGGGCTGAACTCCATCGATAATTTATACACCGTCTGCGCTGACCAAGTGACCGTGGTGACGGGCGTACCCGGTAGCGGGAAGAGTGAGCTGATCGATTATTTCATGGTGTCTCTGGCCCAGCGAGAGAACTGGAAGTTCGCCATCTTC